CCAGAAACGAAGTTAACGTAAGGATAGTTGTTTGGCTTTAGCCGAACTGCAAAGTTCCATTTATTGTTGTTATATAAGTGTGAAGAGGCGGTTAATAGCCCGGTATTTATTGCAGGTAAGACGCTGATGGACCCGGGAGTTAACAAAAAAGAATGATATTGTGGGTTGCCCGCATCTTTGTGTGCAGTAACAGAAAATGATGCGACGTCGTTTGAAGCCCACGTAGTATCAGTGCTACCTGTACCTCCCGCTGTGTTTGCAGTATGCATTCCGAATAGAGATACAGTATTTCCTGGAAAATCAATGCTTGCCGTGGTGCGCGAATGCAAGATTTTTGGAAATAAAACCTCTGCTTCTAGAGTCATTGCAGTACCAGATAACTCCATATCATCGACGGCGCCACTAATATAAGAAACAGAATTTGGGTTGCCGCTCTCAGGATACTGATAAATGGTACCACCGTATGCATTTGTGTTGATACCTTCTATCTGATACCTTATAATACTATCATTACAGTCAATATATTTCTTTCTAACAGTAGTTGATTTATAGGTATCTTTAAACTCGTAAGTTTCATTACCAGCATAAAGATTGATTTTTATTAGCTCATCATCAATACCGTAACATCTTAATGTGTTTCTTAATGATTTTTCGGTTCCTTTACTCTTATATATGAATACTAGATTATTGTATATATTCTGATAAATTCTATTTTTAATATCGAAAAGAGAAAGTTCGAAATTCTTCTTTTCTCCTCTCTGCATAATCTGTTCTAAAAGATCAGCATCTCCAAATAATTCGGGCCCTAAAAACGACGGGAACCCTTGAGATTGCATCATAACGTCAGCAAAAGGATGCGGCTTTTCTATACTTCCAGTAAAATATCTTTTATTTCCCAGTTTAGGAAGATGTTCAATCTGAAGGAAAAGCCTATCAAAATAACTAGCTATCATTTGAGTAAGCTTTTTAAGCTGAAATCTACTCTTTTCGGAATCTTCTTCCAAAATCCATGCTGGAATTGAATGATATATTGATGCGTTATTCTGGTTGTCCCAGGCCGAACCGCTTTTTCTCATTTCGGAGAGCAAACTGGTAACTTTTGGATGATCGCTATAAATAATTGGATCTCTAAACTCTGCAATTGATGCGGTCACCGCGGTCATATTTTCATTTATTGCAGATCCTGTAGATCTTGCGCCAAGAGATGAGGAATAACCTGTCCAAACTCCGTTGCTTATTCTACCAGAATAATCTAAAATTACAGAATCTTTTGTGTTGTCTCCAACAATGCCTTCATTAAATTTATAATAAACTCCTAAGTCAACACTTCCTGTCGAATCATATTTATTATTATCTGAATTTGTACCGCCATAAACTTGCGTAAACCAATGTCTTCCTACTTGCTTTGCATCCCTTGCAGACTTCCAATATCTGAATTCATCTATAGAAGCAGAAAGTTTACCATAACCTAAACCTCCGGCGCTGTCTCCGTGCATAGTTGTTATTTGGGCACCGATTGTAGCTACTAGTGGGCCAGTATATTCTCCCAATGCTTGATTGTTCTCAGTTTCTGCGACTGCGTTGCCGTCGACGTAAAGCCTTACATGGTTTGAATTTGAGCCGGTATTCCTAACTACAACAGCATAATGATGCCAATCTCCATCAGCGATTGTGGTCAAACCGGTATCCAACGAAGCGTTTGAAGATTCTGATCCGGATCTTTGATTAATCTTTATGTGTGAAGGAGCGTCCTTATCTACATATATTACAAATCTTCCGTATTTGCCTTGGGATCCGACCCCAGTAGTTGCCGAGCCGCTGTTCCATAAATCAAAAATTATTTCGGAAACGTTATCATTGCTGCTTAAAAAGGAATGTGAACCTGCGAATTCGCTCTTCTTCATCCAAAATTCTACTGTTGAACCAGACGCTGGATTGAAGCGTAAATTAGAAGTTCTATTTTTATCATGATCCCATATATTTGCCTTGGAAATTGTGTTAACGCTTCCGGAGCCGGCGTTGAGTTGATCCTTAAAATTTTTATCAGGATCCGCATTAGGCCCACCTTTTATATAAATGTATTCTGGTTTATTGGTGGGGTAAACATAATACGTGTCACTTAAAGTTCCTCCAGGTGTTGGAGAAAGATTTAGTCCAATGTTAACATATCCTGTTGTTCTCGGATAGAGTTCGTCGAATATAAATCTATCAATAAATTTAGAGTTATTTGTCCACTCTGTTATCTCCTTTTTAGAACCATCATATGGATATGTTTTATATACTCTTTGAATAGAATCTTCATAATATGATTCTGCAGATCCAAATTTAGCAAAATTTGATGCAGTAGAAAAATCGACAGGGGGGACAAAAGTATGCTTTAGTTTATGATACTCGTCCATTAAAGCATGAGATTCAATCTCTCCCTTTAAATCGCGTATATTTGTAGATTTGAGGATTTTTGCTTCCCCATATTCAAATAAATCTTTTATACTCATCTACTTTTCTACCCTAAACTTGAATATTTCTTTTTGTTCTTTCCAGCTATCATTATCATAAAAAGCAAACTTTATGCCATAAGAGTAATCTGGTTCAAAAAGCGACATGTCTAGGTCGAAATAACTACCTGAATTATCATATGAAAGTTGTGTATGCAAATCGCTCCCTGTCCCGTATCCTATAACTTCCAGATCGTCGACGACTCTAAAGATTTTAAAGGAAGAGCTTTCAATAATGTATCTTTCTACTTCTGTCGTAGCAGCGGTGTATATACTGGGGTTCCAGTTTTTCTCTCTGTTAAAGAGTCTGAATCTAGCAGTTTCCGTATTAGAATAAGAGGCTTTAAGGTTGATGATTTTTGATACGTACGTCTTGTTGGGATTATAGTCCCACGAATCAAATGTGTTCACTGTAATTCCAGAACCTGTATGATATCTTGTATCAAAAGTAGTTATTGTGCCTCCAGATCCCGTATGCCATATGGGGAATATAGTTGTTGTTTCACTGCTGGTATACGCAAAAGAAGCAGAATATATACCCTTTTCAATCCTACTACCGGTTATATTAAAATCACTTGCGGCTGCTACTCCGCCTCCAACGGCCAAACATATCTTCGCTGTTCCGGTAGCGGCAGTTGTATTGCTAGCATTACCGGACAATATACTAACTAGAATTTTATCGCCAGTAGTAGCTGACCCGGGGATATCTTTTAATTGCCCTTTAACATAATTGTATAAAAATAAGGTATTTAGGTTGTCAACCGAATCAACCAAAGAACTGCTAAGATAAAAATTAGCTGCATTGTCTTTTTTTGAAGAATCCCAGCGCGCCTCAATAACAGGTCTCTTAAAAAAGAATTCAGTTGTTCTGGAGAAGAATTTTTTAGTATAAAAAGATCTTTTTGAGCCTGTAGGATTGTGTAAGACGTTACCACTTACTGTGCCCTCTGAAGCGGAAAAATGTGCTTCTTGGCTCCCAGTCAACATTATTCCAAACCCATAATTTGCCTTTTGACTGTTTAACCACTCTTCTACAGTGTGTGTTACATCTAATTCTAAATCTTCAGTCCCTTTTATAAAATTAATATGAGAACCGCTATCAGTTATTGAATAGAAGTCGCCGCCGGCTAATTTCCATACTGTCCTCTCAGATCCCGTTCTGTGTACTAATATATTAATAGGCTGAGACGTGGCTCCGGTCCATTCAGTAACTGCCCCAGGGATTGTAGAAGTAACGTGGACATAATCAGTATCTGCGGTGTATGTTGTAGTAAACCCATAATCAGCTGATCCTATGGTACTATTAAATTGTGCAGCATAAGTATTTTTGTTGTCTGCAGAGGCCACAATATTTACTGTCACTTCTTCCCCATCTAGGGTTGGTGCAGTATCAGGGTTAGTTGTTTTAAACCAAAAATTATATCTCTTGCCATCGCCATTATATAAAGAAACATATTTGTTTTGATATTCTGACTTTGTATTAGACTTGAAATCGATTTGAGCTAAATGTTGTGTGTTTTCTCCGGATGCATTTTCCCAGTTCGAGCCGCTGTTGTCGTACGTTACATCGGTATAGGATTCCATATCCAAACCATAGCCCTCTTCCCATGAAGAAGAAACTGGTACAATGGTTAATGTAAAATCTCTCGGCAATTGCTCAGAATGACGGGCATTAAAAAGTCGCATGTAAAAAGATACGTTTCCGCTAGCTGGAATTAAACCACTAGTTCTGGAAGAAGCAATCTCATCAGTGGGAAATTGCATTAAAACTCTAGACAGTTCTGAAGAGCCGGAATCTGCTTGGCCGTAAATAGAAAATATCTCTAGAATATCAGATGCGCCCATGTTCGATCCGGTGCCTCTAGTTGAAAGGTTTTCTTTAAACGCATTCGTTATGGTCGTGTCCAAACTAGCTGTGTATCTTCTAATCCCCATTACTTAACAACTCCTTTGATATCAACGTCAGCATATTTCAATTCAAAAACAGAGTCTTCAGGAATATGAAGGATTCTTCCATCGACTGACATATAGTCTTCTACGCTATAAGTATTATCTGAATAGATACCACCCGTTTCGTGTCTTATGGTTACACTAACTACATCCGCTACAGAATCTAGCTCATTCAAGCGTGAATAAATGTCTACAACGTATAATGGCTCCCCCATCTCATATTTTCTATCAAAAAAGCTACGTGCTTCTGTCAAAGAATCCGACAGAGTGTCATATTTTGAAACGTTCAACTCTGAAACTACTGTAAATGAAACTGATATATTTATCACCTTTCCGTCTAATATGTCAACAGTATCATTTAACATTTTATACTGATTGATCCAAGTTTTTAAATTGTTTTTTACAACCATATTAGCCGGAGTCATATGTTCGTTTTCATCCTCTCCTAAAACATATAAATTCAAGTTTCTTTTAAAAGAATCATGATCTTGGACTATAGCGCATCTTTTTATTTTACCAAATTTGCTTGGCATCCTGTAAATCAAATTAACATAATCTTGTTTTGTTACTGCTCTGTTTTGTGTTGCAAAAACATTGTTGATATTCATTTTTACTTCGTTTATAGTGGGAGGGGAAACGTCTCCTAATATCGGCGTCTCGTTTGATATTTCTAAGCTGCCCTCTACAAGACTTCGTACAGCCTCATCCGTTGCAGAGCTTGGAAACTCAAATTCTGTTGATGTAACAGAGGTGAGAGTATCAACTGGTGCATTAATTGTCGACGCCGTATTCGCCCTATACGTGATAAACAAAGTAGTGTTTGCGGGTGCGATGCCTAATTTGTCTGTTGATAACATATTTGAAGGGTCAAAAGAATCATCTGTCTCATAGTCCCTTCCATGGATATTCATTACAACTTCGCTTGGATCTCTGACCTTTTGTTTTTCAGATTCATCATCCGATCCGTATCCAAATTGTAATAGTATCCTTCCAAAAGAATTCTTTGTGGTAAACCGGCGTGGAACTGGTTGAGCTTTCATTATTCTATTTGCCAGTTTTTTTGACGTTGGGTCTTTATTTAATAAGGGTCTAAAAATTGTGTCTTGGGAAAGATAGGGTACTTCAAAATATTGATGCCCTTCCGTATCAAACACAGAGACTATTTCTGTTATGTTTGCATCGTCTACTTCTATTTCCCTAAACCTTCTAAACGATCCAATAGCCCTTTCAACAGTAAAAAGGTTACCAGACATTACCTTACCATAAGCCTTTATAGCGTAAGACGATGGATTTCCGCTAGTACTATCAACCTTCGCAACAACAGTTACATTACTATTATTGCTGAAATCTACATCTTCTGTTAGCATATAGGCGCCGCCGTTTTGTGCTGTAAACAGCGAGCCGGCTCTCAAAACCGGAGCGTAATTCGTATTTGGGCCTAGGCCTGACGATAATCCGGGAACAATTATATACAAAGCGATGGTACCATGAGAAGAAGGACTTAATGGTTGCTTATACCCTACCTGTTCTCCTAACTTTAAAATATTGTCATATTCAATAGCAGACATCAAGAAAGACTCACTAGCTTGATAGTCAAGGTAATAAGACAATATATCACCAACATATGCGACAGTATCAAGCATTAGAGCGCCAAATGACGCCTCACTAAAATCCTGAAAAGTATTTGGATAATATCTTCTAGCGTATTCAACTAAATCCGCCTTAATAGAATCAAAATCTCTGCTGGTATATTTTATTGGAACATATTTTTTTGGCATATTTTATTTTCCTATGTTAATATAAAATCTGACGAATTATCATTAACATTCGCTTGTAGAACTAAATCTGCATTTATTGGATCAACTCTAAAAATAATCTTAATACTTATGAAGTTGTTCATAAAGGGATCCAAGGCTTTATCAAATACTATTCTTAATATTGTTATATACGGCATATAGAATTTTGCCTGCTCATAGATTTTAAGATTTACTTCAGATTCAATTTCGGTATCTTGCAAAAATAAATAGTTTCTTAGGCCCACACCAAATTCTGGCATCATCATACGTTCGCCGGGGCATGTTAAGATTAGATTTTTAAAATTCTGCAGTGCTAAATCTTTAAATTCGGTATGAAGACCATAGCCACCGTGTTTCACATCATATCTTATTGGAAGCTTTACTGATAATCCTTGCATGTTATATAAACTCCTAACAATAATTAGACCATGAAAGTTTTTATAGTACTATTAATAAAGTCATTTTAAATTTCATCATCTTCAGAATATCCTATCTCTGGAGTATCCTCTGCTACTTCACACTCTGCGGGGCTTAATTCGTCGGCCCGGGCCATCTCAAAGTCATCAAAGAAATTGGTAAGCAAATAGGCTAATCCGGGCCATGTTAAAGGTGGGCCAATGCCGATTCCCATGGGAGGAGGCGGAAATCCTATTTGCCATGGGACGCCGGGAATTGCTCCCGGGAGAAGGGCCATAACCGTAGCAGGCAAAGTAAAAGGGGAGGCTTTAACATCATCAATTGATTCTTGAATTTCTCTTAATTTAGTCTCTACTTCTTCATTAATCTTATTAAGTTTATCTTCAGCACTTTGCGTCTCTATTTTTGTGGTATCCAATGCTTGTTTGCTTATTATGTAAGTTGATACCGCGGAATCCAACGCTTGTTTTTTATCGGAAGAGCTTTCAGATATTTCGTTTATCTTCTCAACTATTTCGTCCCCCAGGGATGAATAATCTGGTGCACCATTATTTTTTATAGTTACACCATCAAAATCTGAAATCTTGAGATTAAGGTTAGCTTGCAAGAGCGCAGATTCAACCGGGGGCTCCACAACAGCAAGATTCTGTTCTGCCTCGGCTTGCACTTGCTTTGCCACGTCGAAAGCAGCTTGGGCCGCGGCCTTGGCCTGTAACTGGACAGCTTTAGCAACATTAACTCCGGCTGTTGCTGCATAATATGCAGCGTTTATGATTCCATTTGCGGTCATAATTGCTGGATCTGTAGTCTCTGCAAAGCCTTTTAATATTAACAAGGGTGTTCTTAGAGCAATATTTTTCAATAGCTCATCCATGTCAACACCTTTTGTGTTCGTCATACTATCTATTTGAGTATTTTCGTTGGCAAATTCTAGTTCCGGGCTTTTATATTCATAATTATTCGCATGTTTCATATCTCTATATGCGCTAAAAATCGTATCTTTTGTTCTAGAGAAAAATGTTTCCAGATCAGCAATTTTTTCAAGATTAGGAGAAGTTATGCCGCTAGCATTTCCAAAAGTGGTTGTTAACACTGACGAAAATATATCTTCCCTTGGATCAAACAGATAATTGAAGAGTAACTCATATTCTGGCGTTGCCTCCAAATCTAAAGCTAATTCTTTGTGAATAGTGTGCACTTTTTTCAAGAATGGGTTACCCTGAGTACCCACGAATTCGTCCGCAAATGAAGATATCTCGCCATCTGGGTAAGAAATAGTGTTTTTAAAGAAAGTGATTTTTTTGCTAACTTCTGTTATCGGTATTGTAATTACAGGCAGAGATTGTACTCCGTCGTCTTCATGGAGACCATAGATCGTACTCTTGTAGACATATTCAGTATATCCTTCTGAGTCGGCTTGGGCATCGGCGATGGAGAGCGCTAACTGTATTTGTGATAGTGTTTTTAACAAGCTTCCTGCAGATGTAGGATTATCAGATATCTCTTTTTGTAGTAAAGTTTTTGTTTTTAAGCGGTCTATTTCGGACGTATTGTTTTTTATCAGGCGTATCACTCCTGGATTTTCGTCAGTGCCAAAATATGC